GGTGCCGTTGTCGGCGAAGGTGACGTTGGGGAACTTGGCCGACATCCAGTTGACCCAGCTGGGACGCAGGTACATCAGCGTCGCCATCACCCACCGGCCGTGATAGGCGGTGTTGGGCGTGCCGCCCGGCCCGGTCTTGTAGGTGGTGACCGCCTTTTCCAGGGTGACGGTGCCGTCCGCTTCGGCGATCCAGCACGAGCCGCCCTCGAGGTAGATCGCGTTGCGTTCGGCGAAGGTCAGTTGGTCGGCCAGCGCCGGCGCCAGCAGGTTGGGCAGCAGGGTTCCCTTCTGCGGCGCATTTGGGCGGTTGGCCAGGTTGGTGCAATAGACCGCGCCGATCACCGCCGCCTCGACGAAGGTCGGGTGGGTGGTGTTCATGCTGGGGTAGCAGTCATGGAACTGGCTGTTCATCGCCGCCAGCGCGGTGCCGACGGTGCCCGGCGTGCCCCGGATGGCGGTGACGATGGCGCCTTCCTTGGCGACCAGGGCGCCCCAGCGCCGGGTCATCTCGGTGACCCAAGCCTCATAGCTGGCCGCATCGTTCCACGGGCAGGCGATCACCTGGTATTGCTTGTCGCCCAGGGCGGCGATGATCGGGATCTGCGACGGGTTGCCTTGACCGCCGGTCATGGCGGTCACCGTCGCGGTCAGCCCGGCCGGCAGCACGTCGGTGGAGGTATAGACCAGGCGGATGTCGATGGCGCCGGCATCGGCGCCCTTGTGGCGGGCGGTGATGTCGACCTTGGCCGGATTGGTGCCGTCGATCGCGGCGGTGACCGGCAGATCGAGCGTCTCGTTGATGGCGGCGACCAGGTTGGCGGCGACCTCGGCGGCGGTGTCGCCGATCGCCACCCCGATCTGGGCCGGGGCGATCAGGCCGCTATGGCCGATATAGGCGGTGATCATCCCGGCCTGGGTGGCGGTGCCGGCGAAGGCGATGGCGCCGGCACCCTGGACGCCGGCCTCGTCATCAACGGTCGGCATCGCCCAGGTCTCGGTGAAGGTATTGGCGGCGGCGGCGGCGGCGACGGCGACCATGTTGGACAACATCGACCCCTGGCCGAACAGCGAATCGGCCTGGCCCTTGCCGTTGAAGATCCGCACCGGCACCAGCGGCTGGGCGGTGCCGCTGGGCAACATCTGGCCCAGGATCAGATAGACGTAAGGGATGGCGGCGGCGCCGTTGGAGGCGTTGTCGCCGTCGAATTCCAGGTAGGAGCCGGGGACCTCAAGGGCATTGGGGATCTGGCTGAAGGCGATCGAAGTGGGCTGCGCCATGGGTCAGGACTCCACAGAGGTGCCGGGGGCGGCGGCCGGAGCCGGCTTGGCCGCCGAATTGGTCGAGCTCGCGCTCGAGGAGGAGGCCGAGTTGGTCGCGACGGTCGCGGTGGCGGCCGGCGCGGGTGCCGGCGGCGGGGCGGCCGGTGGCTTGGGCGCATCGACCACGACGATATCTCTGCGCTTTAGCGCCTTGTACCAATGGGGATCGTGGAGATCGACCTTGTGCGGGGCGGCGTCGGGGACGGCGACGTTGGTCATCACCTTGCCGGTCTGGGGATGGCGCAGGCGCCGCCCCTGGGCGGTTTTAACGTGCTGTAAATCGGCCAATTACGAGCCTCCAAGAGTGACATCGGACGCGAAGTCCGGCGCCGGATCGGCCGGCAGAGTGGTGGGAAGGGTGGAACCGGGCCGGAACCAATCGGCGTGGATCTCGACCAGCCGGGCGACGTCGCCATCGGCGGCGGTCGAGCGGTCGGTCCAATACTCGCAAGCGAACTGGATGCCGGTGACCGACAGCCAATGTTGGCCTTCGCCGCCGCCGGGGCGCCCCGAGTAGACTTCGTCGATGGCCTCGGGCATCAGGTTCTTGATCTTCAAACCGAGGGTCTGGGCGGTGATCAGGTCGCGCACCAGCTCGGCGATCTGGCGCGAGCCCAATTCGGTGGGGATCGGGCCGCCGACTCGCGAGGCCAGGGTTTGGGTCCGCATCGACGCCGAGCCGCAGACGATGGTGAACTCGCCGCGCCAGTTGGTGCCCTGGTTGGAATTCACCAGCATCGCCGAGCGGGTGTGTGACACCAGGGCGAACGGCGCCATCTCGGCCAGCAGGTCCAGGTTCTCTTCGGCGAACTCGCCGGAATAGCGGTCGACGGTTTTGATCAAGGTGCCGAAATTGGGCACGGTGTTGGCCTGCGTGAGCCGGGCGATGATGGCGTCTTCGATCAAGCGGATGATGCCGGCCATTATCTTTGCCCCTCGGTCGCCGGGCGCACGCATCCGCGTGCTTGGCTTTCGCTCGCATTGGCTCGCGGGGCCTCAATGGCCCAGTCGCCGCGCTCCATCTACGCCCCCATCACGTAATCGTGGGCGAGGCGGGCGATCGAGCGGCGGTCGGACTCGGACAGGCCGAGATAGGGGCGGCCGGGCACGGTGATCTGATAGGCGCCCACTTCGACCCGGCGAGTCTCGGTGCTCTTGGCATAGCCGGTGCGCTTGCCGTATTGGTCCCTGCCACGCCCCTTGGCGAAGCGGGTGACCGTGGCCTTGCCGCCATCCTTGGTGTCAATCTCGACCTGGCGCAGGCGCAGCGTGTGGCCCATGGCGTAATGGTCGATGGTGCCGCCCTTTTGCATCAGCGCGGCGTAGATCAGGTTGCTGCCGACCTCCACCGCCCCCGAGCTAGCGCGGAAGGTGATCGACTGGCGCAACCGCCCCGAGGCCTGCAGCGCCTTGGCGTTGGCGCCGCGCTGCTTCAGGGTCGATTTGGCCAGCGGCGCCCATTTGGTGCCGTCGGGCGCGGTTTGGGTCTGGAAGCGCTTGAGCGTCGAGCTCACCAGTTGCTGGCCGATGGCATCCATCAGCCCCCTGGGCTTGCCCAGGCGCTGGGCGATCTCCGCCAGCGTTTTGGTCGCGGCGTCGTCGATGGCGACGGTGAGGAGCGCGCCGGCCATCAGAAGCCCCTCAAGCTGCGATGGTCGAATTCGCGCGGGGCGCCATCGACCGCGACCACCGCGCCGTTGACCGGGGTGGCGGCGTCGGGCACGCCGTTGGCTTGAAGGATCAGCTTGCCGGTGCGGACCTGGGCCAGATGGTCAAGCGCGTCCTTATAGGCGTCCTTCACGTTGTCGGGCGGGCTGAGACACAGTTTGTACCAGGCGATGGCCGCCGCCCAGCCCTTGACGATGCCGGTCACGGGCGTCAGCGGCAGGGTGTAGCGTTCGGCCAAATAGCCATCCATCAGCTCGGTGGCGTCGGCGCAGGCGGCGTCCACCACGCCCGGATCGGCCACGCCGTCGCCGTCGCGGTCGGACACCTGCAACAGCTTGGCGGCGCTGTAGCGGGCGGTCAGGTCGTCGGCGGTGATGTAGGTGTAGGCGTCGGGCATGGTGGACGTCCTTATCTCCTAGAGTCGGGCCTGCGCCCTGGGCCCTTACCAGGTGATGCGCGGGGTCATCAGCACGTCGCAGGTCCCCTTCCAGACGTTGGACGTGGCCGCTTCGCCGGCGACGGCGATGACCAGTTCGCCCCGGCTGATGGTGACCGCGGCTCCCTCGTTGCTGGGGCCGACGATCGCCAGGTCGGGGACAAAGTTCCACGGCTGGCCGTTGTCCCGCAGGAAGGACATCATCTGGGCGCGGGCCAGGGCGTAGTTGGCCGGATTGAGCGGCTGCTGCGAGCGCACCATGGTCTGCCACAGGCCGAAGCCGACATTCGAACGGCCGTCGACGCCGAAGGTGAATTCGTCCCTGAGGAAAACCTCCGGATTGTCGAAATTGACCATCGCCTTGAACTGGTAATCCCGGCGCTTCTGTAGGATCAGCGGCTTGAGGATCTGGTTGGTGCAGGCCAGGTACCAAGTCGGGCCGTCGCCGCCCATGTCGTTCGAGTAGGTGGTCTTCTTGCGGTTGGCGTCGACGCCGGGGTGGTTGGTCGAAAAGAACGGCTTGCCGTCGTAGCACAGCGCGGTGCCGGCGGTTTGCAGCAGATTGAAGACGAGGATGTCGGGATGCTCGGCGGCGTCCTTTCCGAGCTGTTGAAACATCGGGTTGTAGACGCCGTATTGGTCGTCCGAGATGGCGTCGACCTTGATGCTGACGGTGTTTTCGAACTTGCGATTCTTGATGCGGTAATCGTGCAGCGCCAGGTTCTGGATGACGCGGTCGCCCAGCCATTCGCGGAAGCCGGTGGACTGGCCCAGCCACGCATACATCTCTTCGGTCGTTGCCGAGGTGGTCGGGGTGGCGATGCGGCCGTTGATCACCGTCGGGGTGTAGGTGTTGATGGCGCTCTGATAGACCGACTGAACCCCAGTGGTCAGGATGCGCATGTTGGCGGCGTTGAGTTCCATGGCGGCGCCCTCCTCAGCGCACTTCGACCCAGACGTTGCCCGTCTGGGGATCGATGTCGTGGATGGTGCCGGCGACCGAGCGGGTGCCGGCGGCCGAGGTGAGCGCGACGGTGTTGTCGTCGACGATGTAGCAGGGCTCGCCGATATTGGCCTCGGCGATCAGGTCGGCTCCGGCCGGGCTGTTGGTC